CAATGAGGACGAGGTCAGTCACCTCCTGAAAAACAAAGAGGTTATGGAGGCGCTCCGTGCCTTCAGTGACAAGGAGATGGAAGTCCTTCTCGCATATGTCGATGATCAGGAAATTTCTCCTCAAGATGCACTCTATGCGCAGATGAAAATTGATGAACTCAGATCCATCGTCTACGGAACTCCCAATCGAAAAACAACTTCGCCTTGAGAACATTCGTCGCGGATTGAAAGATATTCCGCGTGAAGATCTCGAGGAAATGTTGATGCAAACCACCGAAGCCCTTGTAAAATTGACTCACAGAGTCAGCGAATTTTGTAAAGCCCATGGCATCCTTTGACTCCAAGAAGTTTTTCGACTTCGCATTCTACGCCGACACAAGCAACCCGAAACACCGTGAAGCTTATGTCGAACTCTTCGCCGCTATCGAGAAGTTTGACCCTTCTCTCCTGACTGACGAAGCCGAGTGGGTGAAAACCTACCGTGAGAAGCCCCCCACCCCTCCCGTCCTGAACGTCCCCTACTTCTCTCAGCGCGATAACTACCGCGATGCTAGCCGGACCTGCTTTAGTTCTTCTTGCGCAATGCTCACGGAGTGCCTCAAGCCTGGCACGCTTCCTGGCGCCAAAGGTGACGATAAGTACGTGGAGCAAGTCTTCAAGCGTGGAGACAGCACCGACGCCTCTGTCCAAGTCCAAACTCTGAAGCATTTTGGAATCACAGCATCGTTCAAAACAAACGGGTCCCTCGGTACCCTCGACGCACTCCTGGCGCAAGGCATCCCAGTTCCTGTGGGTATTCTTCATCATGGGCCTGCTAGTGCTCCTTCAGGTGGTGGCCACTGGCTGATTGTTATCGGTAAAGATGGCCAAGACTACATCGTGAATGACCCGTGGGGTTGCATCGACCACGCAAACGGAACCTACCCGAACACCGACGGCAAACAGAAGAAGTACAGCAAAGACCTTCTTTCCAAGCGTTGGACTGTAGAGGGTCCCGGCTCTGGCTGGTTTATCCAAGCATCCAAGTAAGTAAGTAGAGAGTGGGAGGGTAAAACCAATTTGGTCACCTCCCTGACTCTCCACAGATGGCACCGACACGCACACGCAGGAAACCTCCCATGAATCAGGACAGGCTTTCAGTTTTAGTGCGTATAACTGTCCTTGGATGGTCGGCTTCCCTCTTGACCGCTTCCTATCTCGGAATCATCAAGACCTTAGACGCTACCTTTATTGCTGGACTTCTTACCTCCACTCTGGGCTCTTTCGGGCTCTCAGTGATGGGCAAAGAGCCCGAGAAAAAGCCCCCAACGGCAAAACCCCCCACTCCGCGTATTCCACCTAAACCCTAACATGGATCTCAAACAAGCACTCGCTCAACTCGTTGACGCTTACGCTGACGCCAAAATGAGCAAGAACCAAATCCTACTCCAGTACGCCACTCAAGAGCTGCAGAACTTCATTCAACAGGTGGAGATTGTTCCCGCTCTTCCCACAGCTGCCAAAGAAGAAGGCACATTTGAAGATCCCGAAGGAAAAGACTGATGAGCAAAGAGCTGCCCCCCGATCACGGGGTCAACGCCCATAAGGACAAGATGGGCAAAGTGATGCACGAGTTCAAACGTGGGCAGCTCCACTCAGGCACCGGAAAGAAGGGCAAGAAAGGGAAAGTGGTGAAGAGCAGGGCTCAAGCCGTCGCCATTGGGCTCTCCTATGTCGAAAAACTTATGGCGATGGGCTATTCTGAGGAAGCAGCTCTCACTTTTGCTGAGTTCGCCTACAATGAAACCCTCGCCTTAGGAATTGCGGGCGGAATGATGCAGACCGCCGCATTCGTCGACTCTCAACAGGCGGCAGACGCCGCGAACGAGGGTCACACCTCTGACATCGACTCCACCCCAGGAAAACAGAAGGGAAACTCTGGACGACAGAAGCAGTCCCAACAGGGTTCGGTCGCTGAGTTCCCCACACTTCCAAAAGAAACTGATAGTCCCTACTCCGAGGGACCCATGGTGAAAGCAAGAAAGGGCAAGTGTCCAACCGGGACACGTGCAGTCGGCGGCGGATTCTGTAAGAATCCCAAGCCAGGAAAGCGCCAATATTTTGACAAAGTCGACGGCAAGGGGTGTCCTCCAGGTAGCAAACCCGCCGGAAAAGGCCGTTGTAGCGCCGATTTCGCTGAATTCGCTGATGGTGGCGTAGAGGCTATCAAGAACACTCCTTGTCCAGAAAAGAAGTCCCCTGCGGAGAAGCAGGCGGAAAAAGCCGAACGCGGAACTAAGCCCACGGCACAAACTCCACCGGAGGCGAAGACCACCGAGCCTGTGAAGCCGCTCACTGGTGAAGATCTTGAAAAGAGGCGCGCTGCGAAGGAGCGTGCCGAACGTTGCGCGAAGCAGGCTGGAAACTGATGTACGGCTCTTTCAACGAAGAAGTCCAACAAGTTTGGGATTTTGTGCGCTGTCAGCGCTCTGACGGCACGTTCTACGGCACAGCCGGGAAATGCCGCAGAGGAGACGAAACCGGCGCGAAGGAAACTCCAGAGAGAAAGCCTAGAAAGAAAGCCGCAAAGACCGCATCCGCGCCCAAGAAAAAAGTCGCGGCAAAGCCAAAAGCGAAGACAAAGCTCAAGCCCGAGGTGAAGGCGAAAACGCCCGCCAAACCCAAGACTCCAGTTGCTCCAAAGCTCTCCCCCAAAGCGAAGAAGGCTCTTGCTGGGGCCACTCCCGAACAACTCGAAAAGCTCAGCAAAAACCCGAGGGTGACGCCGGAACAGAAGAAAGTTCTCGAAGAGGTCGTCAAGCAGAAGAGGGAGGGAGCCTACACGCCTAAGGCAGGTGATGGCCCCAAGGGCGCGAAGGCTGAGACCAAAGCAGGCGTGTTTGGGGAGAATCGCACCTTCAATCCCGACGCGTTTAGGAAGCGCATAGAGGAGGTCAAGGCTGATCCAAAGATGAATGCCAAGACCAAGAAAGACAGGCTTGAAACCCTTGAGAGGCAGGCCGCTCAAGCTGAGAACAATAAGGCGTTTTTGGATCGGCTTCAGAAAAACGCCCCAAAGGGGACGAAGATCGAGGCCGAAGAGAACCTCATTGTGATGAAGTCAACCACGAAGTCGGGAGATACTATCACAACGGCATTTGGACCCAATTTAGGCTATGGCTTCAAGGTCAACGACACCCACGATGCTGGCACCGTCACTGACAGAAAGGCTCAAATGGAGATCGCCTCGGATGTCAGGAAGCAGTATGATGCGATCATTCAGAGTCTCCCCCCAGGAGCTATTGTCAAGACCTCAGCTTATTACAGAGACGGCAAAGGTGCTGGTCGTCAAAGGATTTACGAACGAATGGGATTCTCGAAAGCGACACCAGGCGATGACATCTTCGCTGTCAAGAATGAGGACGGAAGCATCTCTCCCATGCCCGCTGGCAATGCTTCAGCGGCGAAATTGAGGGAACAAGCCATGGATCCGAAGGCGCTGTTCTTCGCCGAAGCGAAGATGGACTCGATGGGCCCAGACGAGATGTGGCGTGCTCTCATCTTTGGAGACGAGTGATGTATGGTTCTTTCAGTGAGGAAGTTAAGGAACTGTGGAACTTCACCCGATGTCAGCGCCCCGACGGCACACACTACGGTACGGCCGGGAATTGTCGAAAGGGAACCGAGGCCCCATTTGCCGACTGGAAGCCTCTCGCCGAAGGAAACTATGGGAAGGTATCGAAGTCGCCCGATGGCAAACGTGTGGTGAAGGAGTTGCTAGAGCACAATGGCGTGAAGGGCGAGTTCGGTCCCTATGAGCGTCAACTCGCCATTCGTATGGGGAAACTTGGCCACTCGCCTCGTATTCACAGTGCAAGCGCGAATCACCTCGAGATGGATCTCGCGCCAGGCAAACCATTGTGGAAATCCTACGCTCCGAGTGAAGGTGAGGGTCCAATGACCACAAAGCAGGCCTCGAAGGCGGCAGCGGCGGTGAAAGCTCTCCATAAGATGGGCTATTATCACGGTGACGCCCATGCTCTCCAATGGATGGCGAAAGGAGATGATGTTAAGCTTGTGGATTATGGCCTCAGCGGAAAGACAGCGAAGAGGCCAGAGAAGGCCATCCAAGATCTTAGCAAGTGGGCGAAAGTCATCGGCTGGAAGAATAAGGAACTGGAGGGAGACCCGTACTTCAAACTTGTGAATCGCACGATGGACGAATACGGTGCCATCACGGGACAGAGCAAGAAAGCAAAAGCAGATCGTCTTGCCCTCGCTGAACAATATCTCAAAGAGGTTGATAAACTCTGATTTGGGGTACAATAGTGGTGAGCATAAGCTCAACTCACCTTTTGCCTTTTGGCCCTGAGTACCATGACTAATCTCGTTCGTACGCCCTTGTTCAACGAATTCGCAACTTTGCTGAATCAGATTGAGCAACCCCTCGCACAGTCGAACGCGCGCAACAACCTGAACTACCGTATCACTACGGAAGATGACGCGGCAATCGCCGAAGTCGAGGTTCCGGGAGTCGCACCGGCTGATGTGAAGGTTCGCATCGAAGGTCGCAGCCTCACGGTGGAAACCCCTCGCGGTTCTGCGTATTTCACTATCGGCCAGCGAATCGACGCTGAGCATACCACAGCCGATCTCAAGCACGGCCTCCTCACTCTTCGCATTCCGAAGCGCGATGCCAAGGTTGTGGAAGTCAATGTTCACTTCGAGGACTGAATGGATCTCTCAAAGCTCGGCGCAGGTCTCACAGATCCAGGCGCGGCACTCAAAGGAGAGCTTGAAGAAGCCATCTCCCCCATCACTCAGCGAATTGATCGCCTAGAGAAAAAGATCGAGCTTTTGCTCGTGGCTGTAGAGCGGGTAGAAAAACTGCTCAAAATGATGCAGCCCGTAGTAGAACTGATCAAGAAAATACCGTTCATCAAGTGAACCTCATGGGGGAGCTTCGACTCCCCTTTCTCGTTACCGGGGTAAAATTCACCCTCGGGTGAGATTCCCGACCTAAATTTATCGTTCCGCCTCAAGCGCGCATTTATTGAGAGCGCGGAGCCTTGTTGTACACACCAATCCGATGCTCCATCCCATACTTACGCACGGTGTGCGTGCTGCTCTGGCAGCCTCCGCATTGTGTGTCGGTATCGCGTCAGCTCAGCCAACCATCGCAACGGCGAGCCGCGTACCCACCACCGTAAACGAAGCCAAGGTCGAGACACTCAAATACGAAATGACTCCAGAGCGTAAAGCTCTTCTAGACACGATTCGCTACGCCGAAGGCACATGGGCGAATGGCGACCCAATCGGGTACCGTATCGTGTTCGGAGGCTCAACGTTCAACGACCTGAGCCGTCACCCCGATCGTGTTATTCACGGGGGACGATACTCCAGTGCCGCAGCTGGTGCCTACCAATTTATGCCATTTACATGGCGTTGGGCTGCATCCAGTTTGAAACTTAACTCCTTTGGCCCCCAGGAACAGGACCAGGCAGCTCTCTGGCTGGTTGAGAGACGCGGGGCTCTTGCAGAAATTGATCGTGGACGTTTTTCACTTCAGGCCGTTGACCGCTTATCACCTGAGTGGGCCTCTTTTCCAACCCTATGGGGCGGAAGCTACTATGGCCAGCCTGTTAAAAGCTACCGAGATCTGCATCGCTTCTTCCACAAGAGGCTCAAGGAGTACCAACAACCAGTGCAACCACAATTAGCCGCGGAGGAGGAACCGCAACTCAAGAGAGGTCCCCTGTTTCACTACTACTTCTCTCTAGAAGAGTTTAAACCTTTGATCCCCTTCGTATAATGCTTCAGCTCAACCCACCAATTCCTGTTAACACACCGAAAGGAAAGGGTTGGGCGCACGTGCTGATAGACTACTCACAGGAACACGACTTACTGTGGGTAGTTTTCCTCGATGAGACCGGTGAGTGTTGGACACTCCCCAATCGAGATATTCGTATACAGAGCAATTTGTCGCTGAGGCGACGTGAACGAGAGACGAACTTGGAACAATCCGACCCGCCAGCCATGGAATCCCATGATTAAGGCATGCCTGGACGCTGTAGATCGGCACACTGAGTTGCTGCTGCAGACTGGAGAGTCGCACCATGCGGAACAGGCGGACCTGCTACGACAGTATGTCAGAAATCTGAAGACGTGGATTCACGAGACTGAAAACGAGGGAAATTAGGTTTACAAATCATAACATTTGGGTATAATCTTAACGTAGGCAGCGTCGCTCATGGTTGCGTCCCTGCTGCCGAGTACTACCGTGTTTTGACTAACCATGATCTCTTACAATGTCTGCTTCTGTTCTTTCCCGCCGCACAACTAATTCGGCTTGGGATAAATTCTGTGACTGGGTGACCTCCACAGACAACCGCCTCTACGTCGGTTGGTTCGGCACCCTTATGATTCCAACGCTGCTTGCCGCTACTATTTGCTTCATCGTTGCCTTCATCGCTGCTCCTCCTGTTGATATTGACGGGATTCGTGAGCCGGTGGCTGGTTCTCTGATGTACGGCAACAACATCATCTCTGGTGCTGTCATCCCGAGCTCCAACGCAATCGGTCTGCATTTCTATCCCATCTGGGAAGCTGCTTCCCTGGATGAGTGGCTGTACAACGGCGGTCCGTTCCAGCTGGTGGTCTTCCACTTCCTGATTGGCATCTACGCCTACATGGGCCGTGAGTGGGAACTTTCCTATCGTCTGGGCATGCGCCCGTGGATCTGTGTTGCTTACTCCGCTCCAGTGGCGGCGGCTTCCGCCGTGTTCCTGGTGTACCCTTTCGGACAAGGAAGTTTCTCTGACGCTATGCCGTTGGGGATCAGCGGGACCTTCAACTACATGTTGGTCTTCCAAGCTGAACACAACATTCTCATGCATCCTTTCCACATGCTGGGAGTTGCCGGGGTGTTTGGCGGTTCTCTCTTCTCTGCTATGCACGGCAGCCTGGTTACTTCCAGTCTTGTCCGTGAAACCACTGAGAATGAGTCGCAGAACTACGGTTACAAGTTCGGCCAAGAGGAAGAGACCTACAACATCGTGGCTGCCCACGGTTACTTCGGTCGCCTGATCTTCCAATATGCATCCTTTAACAATTCTCGTAGTCTGCACTTCTTCCTGGCTGCTTGGCCGGTTGTTGGCATTTGGTTTACGGCGCTTGGTGTCTCGACTATGGCCTTCAACCTAAACGGTTTTAACTTCAATCAATCGATTGTTGATTCCCAAGGTCGTGTGCTGAACACCTGGGCTGATGTGCTCAACCGTGCCGGTCTTGGCATGGAAGTTATGCATGAGCGTAACGCTCATAATTTTCCGCTTGACCTGGCCACCGCTAGCAACACCCCTGTGGCTCTGACAGCTCCGGCCATCGGCTGATGTCTGACAGTCACAGTCTATTGCCCCTGGCCCAACAGGTCGGGGGCTTTTTAGTCGCTGTGGCGGCTATACTAATTCCACTATTGATTGTTTTGCTATTGTGACTTGGCACGATATCCCCAAATTCCCAAACTACCAAATTACTGAAAGTGCTCTCATTAGAAAAAAGTTTAAGCCTCCAAAAGGAAATGACCAACTGATTATCAAACAAACGTCGGATGGGCGTTATTTGGGGGCTAAACTGAAGCATGAAAGCGGGAAGTGGATGCGGGTTAAAACCCATGTTTTAATGATGAGCACCTTTGTTGGCCCGCGTCCCGAAGGTCTTGTCATCAACCATATAGACGGAAATAAGCATAATAATCTGCTTAGCAACTTAGAGTACTGCACAAATCTTGAAAATGAGCGCCACTCATTAAAGGTTCTTAATAAAATTCATTTACGAGATCAAAATGGTAAGTTCTGTTCTTCAACAACCCACCAGAGGGTGGTTTGATATATTAGATGACTGGTTAAAACGTGACAGATTCGTATTTGTGGGTTGGAGCGGATTACTTTTGTTCCCTACTGCCTATTTAGCTATTGGCGGCTGGCTTACTGGTACGACCTTCGTCACTTCCTGGTTTTCGCATGGCTTAGCTTCCAGCTATCTAGAAGGAGCCAACTTTTTAACTGCTGCAGTTAGCACTCCAGCTGATGCCATGGGCCACAGCTTAATGTTGCTTTGGGGTCCTGAAGCTCAAGGAGATATTGTCAGGTGGTTCCAACTTGGGGGACTATGGCCTTTCGTGGCACTCCACGGGGCTTTCGCTCTAATTGGTTTTATGCTTCGTCAGTTTGAGATTGCCCGTCTGGTAGGTATTCGTCCTTATAATGCGATTGCGTTTTCGGGACCGATTGCCGTCTTCGTGTCGGTCTTCCTGATGTACCCGCTGGGTCAATCCTCGTGGTTCTTCGCGCCCAGCTTCGGTGTGGCCGCGATCTTCCGCTTCCTGCTGTTCCTGCAGGGCTTCCACAACTGGACCCTGAACCCGTTCCACATGATGGGAGTTGCTGGTATACTGGGAGGGGCACTGCTCTGTGCGATTCACGGCGCAACAGTTGAAAACACACTCTATGAAGATGGCGACAAAGCTAACACTTTCAAAGGTTTTGAACCGACTCAGGAAGAAGAGACCTATTCGATGGTTACTGCCAATCGGTTCTGGTCGCAAATCTTTGGTATTGCGTTTAGTAATAAGCGTTGGCTGCATTTTTTCATGTTGTTTGTTCCTGTCATGGGTCTGTGGACTAGCTCTATTGGCATCATTGGGCTGGCTCTGAACCTTCGTGCCTACGACTTCGTGTCCCAAGAAATCCATGCGGCGGAAGACCCTGAGTTCGAGACGTTCTACACCAAGAACATCCTTCTGAATGAGGGTCTGCGTGCGTGGCTGGCACCTGTCGACCAACCTCACGAGAACTTCGTGTTCCCCGAAGAGGTTCTGCCCCGTGGAAACGCCCTCTAACGGGTAAGATCGCCCACACATGTGATCTTAAATCACGTTGCCCAAACCCAGGGTTTTTCAATTACTTCCCTAACCATGAGCAACGGACTTAAAATCTCTACTATATTGGGGCTCGCTCTCGCCGCCATTCCGGTGAGCGCGACCACCCCCACAAATCTGGCGACTAAGACGACCACTTTCACGGGCACTGTGCCAGTCTCGTGCGAGTTGGACAATAACGTCAACAGCGTCACGATGTCTCTCACCTCGATGAACCTTTTCCAGGGCACAACGACTGACATCGGCGTCAACTCCAACGCACCTGTGACTCTCTCGCTTTCTCCCGTCACGGTGAGCGCCACGCCGACTGGAACTTCCAGCTACTCGTGGACAGCTGCGCTGATGGACGGTGCTGGCGGCACTCTTGCGACCACAACGGAGTCGAGCGCCTCCGCCTCCACAGTTGATTACAACAACGGAATCACCAACACGAACTTTAAGGTTCGCATGTCCGTCGGCCCTTCGTCTGGCAATGTGAAACCCGGAACCTACACTGGCACAGTCACCCTTGACTGTCTGTCTCTGTGAAGTTGTCTGGTCTACTCGCCGCCTCTTTTCTGCTGCTGTCAGGAAACTCGGCCTTGGCGAGCGGTTTGACCATGCCGTCACAAATTAAGCAGTCAATGAACGGCTCTTATGTCGTTCGTGGACAAGCGGTCACAAATGAGATGGTCTCGAAGATGCGCTTCGGCGTATTCCACACCACGAAGAATAAAACCATAGGGGACCCGGTTGAGGGAGTTGTCCTTCGACCCAACAAGATTACAACACGAGCCGGCACCCCAAGATATTTTGTTGCGGTGGTTCCTGGTAGTGTTTCACCGGAAACCCCGTTGGCATTATGTCTGTGGAAAGAGGACACCGAATCCGCTGTGCCGGAATTAAGTCAGCTGCGTGTGCGATTTCGCTTCTGTCGCTTCTTCAAAGTGTTGCCCAAGCCCAATCGTATCCGATCTACACCGGCAACCCCATAGTAGGCGGAAGCACTCTGGACCTTATCAAACCGCCGAAAGCCGACAAGACTGATTTTCAGTTCCCCTCGGGCTTCAATTGTCGTGTTGATGGAGGTGACGTTCCGAGCGTTGTCGTCTACGCTGACCAAGCGGGAATAGGCTACAGTCAGTTCAGCGTCAATGGCGGGCGTACCGGCGTCGCACTTGTGATGCCACTCTATCAACCACGACGAGGAATGTGCGACAAGGCGGCGAAAACTCAGAATATGCAGGACTCACTGGAACTCGCCGAGAAATTGGTGGACAGTGGGGCGATGTCGAACGAGGAATATCTCGAACTCGCGAAGAAATATAAGCGCGAATTGCTGAATGCGTCCCCGTAGGGTAAAATCACATCTCTAGGATGAAGCCATGCCACAGGCCGAACACGAGGAACAAAAACTCCAGACAAACACACCATGTGAGGGTTCCGAGCTCAATGGCGACAAAGCTTCCTTTAGAAATGCTCCGCTCCGCTCAGAGGGTGTGGTATGGCCGAGAATGAGACTTCCCAATGGGGCGACCGTTCCCCTTCCGAGGAAGATGCCATGAACGACGCGCTTGTTCGCAGCTTTCAGCAACAGAATGGAACACGGGGTGTTCACTTCTTTGACGGAGACCACTGCGAGTTTGTGCCTTGGAACATGGTCATCGAATTCTGCACCCGCATGAAGGACCGCGGAAATCCCGCTCATGTGGAGTTTGAGGAGAAGCTCATCCACTCCATGTCCAACATCAACCCCGACACCGAGTATGTCCTCTGCCGTCAACACGGCGACGTCATCTCAATTGAATGTTACCGCCAAATGGGACTATGAACGACTGGCCGCCACAGAAACTGCGCGACTTCTTCAAGAATTTCGACGCCAACAATCCCAACCATCTCGCCGCAGTCGACCTGCTCCAGAGTCACGTTCCTGGAGTGATGAGCGATGCCGCCGATTGGGTGAAGAAGTTCCGAGAGAAATCCGCAGCAGCAAAAAGCTCGGGGGCGCGAGTGCCTCAGCAAGCTCTTGATTTGGTCAAGAAATACGAGGGATTCCGTTCCGGTCCTTATGTCTGTCCCGCGGGTGTTCCCACCATCGGTTACGGCAACACCTTCTATCCGGCTAATGGTCAGAAGGTCACGATGAAGGACGCCCCCATCTCCCCTGCTGAAGCAGAACTGATGCTGATGCAGGCAATCGAGAAGAGCTTCCTGCCTTCACTCGAGAAAATCCCCCATTGGGAAGAGATGAGCGACGGCCAGAAGTCTGCTCTAATCAGCTTCGCTTACAACCTCGGCGCCCACTTCTACGGTGACACCGACAACTTCGGCTCGATCACTCGTGCCCTCAGCTCCAAGGCAAATTGGGGAGATGTCCCTGAGATGTTGCTCAAGTACCGTAATCCTGGCTCCTCCTTCGAGGAAGGCCTTCGCAAGCGCCGCACCGAGGAGGGCAAAGTATGGCAATCATGACTGACATGCACACTGACGAGTTTCACGTGATCGCTTCGCGTCTCGTCAAGCACCAATGGAACGCCACCATCGTGGCGAAGATGGCTCACTGGCTCGTCCGTGGTTCGAACTTTTACGAGTCCCATCTGATGTTCGAACGCATCTATGATGAACTCGCCGAACTGCAGGATACGATGATCGAGCAGCTCCGCGCTCTCGGCCATAATCCCACATTCCAAGAGTTGAGCGGTCCAGGCATTGACGTTTCGGACTACAGCAACGTCGCTTTGACGGAGTTGGTGCTGGACTATCTGATGGCGCTTCAAGCCGTGTTCACCACAGCGTTTGAATACTCAGAAGAGGCTGATGATGCAAGGATGTACGGCTTCGGGGACTTCCTCCAAGGCGGACTCCAGACCATGCTCCAAGTCCAGTACCTGCTCCAGGCCGCCCTCGGAGGCTGACGAAGTCCCAGTCCGGAGCTGAACCGGGTTTCTTACACTTTCGCTT